TATCCCCACCCCATCAAGCAGGTTATCGAACCATTCAAAGTGAATTACTGCGTTCGAAAAACACTCGTCACCGGAAAGGTTCAAATCGCTTCGTGAAGTTGTATCACTCTCGATCCACAACTGCACATGAGGGAAGTTAGCAGGCTGATTTACATAGTGCGTAGCCAGGTCTGCGTTAGGGAACTCTGCTATCACCGCTTCGTACACTTCATTAAAAATGTCAGTAATCGATTGGATCAAATTCGAAATCCCCCTTATCCTGTGTCGGACCGTACTCGTTACGTTCTACTTTGTACTCAATCCGCTTTACTAGCCCCTTTGATTCCCTTGCTTTTTCAAGCAATTCTTGAAATGTTTCAAACATGAACGGTCTAGGGTATTGACCTCGGGTTCTCCACCATACACCATCACGCAGATACCACCATCCGTTGTCACCATGACCTTTGCGATCATAAGTGAACCAACTAGGTCTTTCCGGTGAAGGATCGGCTACACCCTTAACTCCCGAACCAAACTCCACGATCTGTGCGTAATTGAATCCCATACCATTGTCGGCAAAGACGTTTATAACACCTATGCCTGTACTCGGATCAAAGACACCTTGAACGCTGCTATTCAGTAATCCGCTATCGTATGCCTGCCACGCAGCTATGCGATACTTAGCGATATTCACACCGTCCTTTACTAACTCTGCACATAAAGCATTGATAGCATCGATCGTGTCTTTGCGGTAGTCCTTAATCTCGGCAATCGCATTGTTGATAGAATCAACATCTAGCCTAAATGTGACCTTCTTCATACGCTACGTTCACCTTCTTACAACCGATAAACATAAAGTTGCGGTTCTTGACGATCCTGCGAACGGTGTAGTCATGTGCTTCACCTTCCACATACGGCTTATCAAGCCACACCACGCTGTTCTCGGTAATATCAATGTCCGTCTTGTCAAGGACTATCGTTTTATCGTAGTTCTCGTCAGTGCCAAACATCTGTAAGTTAGTTGATCCGGTGGGTGCTGATACTGTACCATACACCGTCTTTACGTCACTATATACAACGATCTTTTGACCTGTCTTTCGTCCGGAAGCATCTTCTTGATACTCCGTTCTGAGATAGTTCTTGTAGTTGATCGCTCTTCTGTTACGCATCAGACTTCGCATCGCCAAACACCCCTGCTTTCGGTACTACCTGTCGCATCAGTTCTACGGGAATATCAGATTGACCGTAAATGCAAGTCACTCCGTTTTCTGTGTGCTGAATCTCACCCTCAGCTCCCTGCTTTACCAACATGAAGTTAGCGATCCGGCATTGAAGAACGTCATACTTCACGGGCATTTCGGTAGTATTACCGTAAGGATCATACTTGTTGAGGATAATATCAGATGCAACGATCAGAAAGGGGGCAATCTCCGCATCTGTCAAATCTGTGCCATCTGCTTTAATGCCAAACAGTTTTCTAACCAATGTAAGTTTTTCTTCTGTAGTCATGGAAACTACCCCCTTTCTTTAATCATCACGCTTCTGCTACGTCACACTCGTCAGAGAATACTTCTCCGGTAGCTGTGCCGGATGCTGTAACCTTACAACGATAGTGCTTGCCTGCATCGGCTGCCTTAACTGTGAGTGTAGCTGTGTTGTAACCTGTGTAAGCAGATGTAAGATCGGTCCATACTGTACCTGTCTTAGCTCTTACCTGCCACAGATATGCGAGTGTAGCATCAGTAGCCGGCTTCACGTTGTACTGAACGTTAGCTACGGAAACGGTAGCGGTATCATCAGCAGCAACCTCATTCTTGTTGAGTGTAGCACCAATGATCTCAGCATCCGCTTCAACTGTTGCAACAACACCGCTGATAGAAATAGAGTTATCCGGTGCTGTGAAGTCTGTTTTAAGACCTGTGAGCTTACCGTGATACCAAGAAGCACCATAGTCAAGACCGATCTGACCGTAGAGCTGATACTTGTCTGCTGCTCCAACCTTAGCGAGCGGTTCAAGGAAGAAGTTACCCTTTCCAGGAACAGGCATATATACCGGTGCGCAAACTGTCGGGTTTACGATTACCGCTACACCTGCCGGCAGGAAGTTGTTCGGGAGAAGTCCAATATCACCGAACGGTGTAACAAGAGTAGAAATCTTGATACCGTTTACTTCACGGGAAGCCGGCATTACGGTCATGTGGTTCTTCCCTGCATCAGCGTTAAGCTGCATAATGTTCTCATTACGAGCCATGAGTACAAGATCGTTTACCGGTGCTTCGTTGGAAAGGTCCATAAGAAGGGAAGCAACCGCCCAATAGGTAAGTCCTTCACCTGCTACGTCCGTCACAATGTCTGTGATCGCATTGACGATACCCTGTGTCTTGTACGGAACATCATCGTGTGTACCCTTCTGCTTTACACCATTGAGGAATGTGTACTCAATGTCTTTGAGTACCTTCTTCATGCGTACACCAACCTGGAAGTCCAGTTCGGTTGCCGGGTTTGCGCTCTGACCTGCAATATTCAGACCGGAAAGCTGCTTCATGGAAGATTCCTTACCATAAGAAATAGCAAGGGATTCCTGGAAAATCTGACAGTAGTTCGTGTTCTGCTCACGAGTAACAAAAGTCGGTGTAGGTGCTGTAAGGGAAGCACTCTCGGAAATTGCCGGCTGTTCTGTGCCACCACCGATCTCATAAGCAATAGAAGTATCGAACTCCCAATTCTGTGCTGTTCTTGACTTGCCACCGATAAGCGTGCTGAACGGGGTTGCCGAATTGCCTTTAGCAAACAGCAGACCGGAATAGTTCAGTAGATTATGGGAAGTCATTACATTAGCTTCATTCTGTGCCATAGTCTTTACCTCTCTTAAATATTATTTGTATTTTGTTCCTGTTGCATACGCATCAATGCCGCTGCGTTTGCAATATCACCGTTAGCAAGTGCGCTATCGATGTCTGTAGAGTAGTCTTTCACCTGTGGTGTAGTGCGCCCACCCTTCATTACCGGATTCTGAGCAAGGAGTTCCGCTTTTGCGTTCTCCGCTGCCGTTTTCTTTGCGGTTTCTACCTGTGCGCTAAAGTTTGCGATCACAGTATCGAAATCACCGCTATATGCTGCTTCTGCGGTCTTTACTGCCGTTTCTGCTTCTAGTCCGGAAGAGATAAACTTTGCGGTAAGATCGGAAAGAGCAATTCGCTTTTTAAGGTTCTCATTCTCTTCCTGCATCTTCGCATACTTCTCGGCTTCCTCTGCCGACTTCTTCTCTTCTTCGCTCATGTGCGCTTTGAGTTGACGTTTGTACTCGGCTGCTTCCGAAGCGGTCTTATCGAACGCTTTCTTTAGTCGTGCTACCTCGTCAGACTTATCCTGCGGTAACTCAACGTTTTCCAATGCAGCAACGATCTCATCATTCGTCATTCCCTCTTTGTACTGTTCACCTAACAGGCTTTGGATGTTTGCCATAATGCAACCTCACTTTCTGTGTTTTTAGTTCTTCTCTGAACTTTCGTTTTCTTTAGACGATGCCTTTAATATCGGGTTCGACATAGGCTTTTCGTCTGTGTTTTCAGAACTTCTCTGTTCTTTATTGCCACCGGCATTTGCCGTTATAGCCATTCTCTTTTCCTTCTCTTCAAGAAGTTTCTGCTGTTCCTCGTAATACTCCATACTCTGAGTATATGCACTTTCGGGATCGATAAACAATCCGGATGCTTCGAACGCAAGTTTCGGGTGAATCTTGTTGTTCTGTAACATAGCGATAAGCACCTGCGACTTGCTCTGAATGTTATCATAGTTGTGCATGGAGAACTCAGCCTTAATGTCTGCTTCGTCCAGGTTACAAAATCCTGCTGCCGAGCAAATCTTTAGGATCAAGTGCATAGCTCTCTGATCCGCTTCCTTGTACGCATCCTCGGTAGCCTTAGCTCTGCAAAGAGCATCATTCCATCCATCTCGAAGTTCGGTCGCCCTTCCGGTATCACTTGTACTTAGACCGCCGTTACGGTTCGGAAGTCCACAGATTGTGATAATCTGCATCTCAATATCAGAAGCAAGTGTCTGTGCCTGCTGTTGATCCAGTTCAGACTTAACAAACTCTACGTCTGCCGGAAGGTCCTTCTCACTCTTGATCTTGATAGCACCGTACTCGTTAAGAAGCCGTAACCCCTCTTCGTCAATATCGCAGTTGATGAACTTCAAGAAAGCCTGGACGAAGTTATCAAGACCATCAAGCCGACCGCTGTAAACGTCATTCAGAGCGTTCAGAAGCGGAAGTACGATCTCAAATGCACCCTGTCTTTCCTCATTTGCAGGATATTCTATGATCGGGATTTCACCGAGCGTGTTAGGTGTCTTAGATGTAATCTTACCGTCATTCACCACATACATGAAGTCTTTGGTCCATACCTCATACACTTCACTCTGATAGATGTTGACACCGACTACAGGTGCGCCCTCTACTCCACCTACCTTTGAGTAGTAGGAAACGGCGAACCTCGGTTCACGTTTAATGTCGGAAGATTTAACTACAAAACTATCTCTAGGATCAAGTGTGTAAATCTTGAATGGAATATCACCCTGTTTTTCTGTAGAGATGTACCGGTTCGCAAGTCCGCAAACAAGCCCCCACAGGATCAGTTTCTTATCGTGAGGGAACTTACCCAACTCGAAGAACGCATCGTTGAGCTTGTTTACCTCTTTCATTACGGTTTCATCACCCGAGCGTGTAACGTAGGTGATCGGCTCTCCGATAACAAAATCCTCTTTGAATTTTACGATCTGAGAAGCCTTGTTGACCGTCACCTTATGGTTGATCTCCGGACGAACGATCTTCGTTTTATACTGAATGTCCTGCCGACCTCTGTAGTAGTTCCAAAGATATTGAATATTTGACCTATTCACTCTATGTGCTACTAATGCACGGTCAAGCTCATTTATAAGGTTATCTTCGTTGATATATTCAGCATCGGTAAGAATTTCCATTCTGCCTAGTGTAAGCTGTTCTGCTTTCATTCCGTCCATCTTTGCCCTCACATAAAGAAAAATCGCCCATGCTATTACGCATAAGCGATCTACATTCATACTACACAATCAATATATATTATTATTTTATGTGTGTCAAGAATGAAATAAAGCCCTGCGGAACATCCACAGGGCTTTAAGTCAAACACAAGATCAAACAGGAATAAAGATAAACTCCAACATGACACCATCATATTACCATCTATTCCCAATATTGTCAATTAGAACGGACGTTGCATGATCGTTACTTTGTTTGCCGTGAAGCTATCCCAAAACTCGTTTGCCATCGACATACCATCCGGAACATCATCGTGCTTATTTCTGCCGGACAATACATACGATACAAGCATACTCATAGCCATTCCGTAGTCCGTACTCTTATTGAAGTTCGGCATAAACAGAAAACGGTTCTTGATCTGTGGGCTGTTCACCTGTATTCTCGTTTCCTTATTAGAGGTCGTGTACTTCCTAGTGATATTGCAGAAATACCCTCGTTTCTTTAACTCAGCATCCACCTTGTCAGCGATCTTACCACCTGCTGCGTTGCTCTCAAACCTACAGGCTTGCACTTTGTACTTAATAAGAGCATCAATAAACTTCGCTTCTACCGCTTCGGGCTTGCCGTTATCACATACCATGTGTACCACGTACCCCAGGTTGCCGTACACCCAAATGATCGGCATAAAACCATAGTCAGCACCCTTGTCCTTAGTATCGGCTATAGCGAACCGGTAGTCGGGTTCGATGATCTTTCCGTCACTATCCACAGGAATATCCGAGAAGTATTGCAGTTCGTCCTTAGCGAACAAAATTCCCTCTCTCTCGATAGGTTCATTCATAAATAGTGCAGCCCAGGACACGGGATCGAGGTTCTTGCGCATATCTATGAAATAGTCTGTAGAGAACCCCACACCGTAATCATAGTCAAAATTGCTTTCATCGTTTTCATCAAGCGCAGGACACGTAACAAACTTGCACCGAGGATTATCACCATACAGGTTTTCAAGCCTTCCGATAACATCCCTCACAGACCATCGGGTTGCGATATGAAGCTCTCGGCAAGCGGTATGTACCTCTTCTCCTGTGTTCGGATCAACAAATACCTCACCGTCTTTCTTACGGGATTTAAGGTCATTTGTGTACTTTTGCCACAGGTTATCAAGGCGATCTGGGTTCATAGCTTCTTCAATACCGGAAACAAGGTCGTCTGCGTACAGAAGCCCCTCGCATCTCGTAGCACCTGTCAGAGAAGCGTTGATCGCACGGCAGGTAAGCGTACTGAACCTGTGTGGTTTAACAAGGTCTATCGTCTGTTGCATACCGTTCTTGTCGGCTATCTTATAAGGGAATATCTCTTTGTATGTGTACTCGGGATCGGTGATAAGCCCCATGACCGACTTATAAAAGCTCTCTGTAAGAGTTCCCGAGTGTGCC